TCAAAGCAGATGAAGTTCTTACAAAACACTTTGGAAGCAAAGAAAAAATGGAAGAAAAACTGTCTTTGTTTCTACTATTTGATGGTTGCAAAGAATGTGGTGAAAATGTTGAAGATGAACCTTGACTTTCTTTAAAATCTGCGGTAAGGTAGTTGTATGAAGATTGACCTAGATAAGGTTGACCGCACCCAATTTATGGTGCATGAACATTCACTAAATGGTGAAATTGTTCATTTGATTCAACCCCAACATATCGGAACTAAATGGCAGCAAGACAACAAGCACATGCGTAGTGTGGTTGTGAATTACGAGGGTGAAGTGATTAGTGCATCGTTGCCTAAGTTTACCAACTGGGGAGAGAATCCTGAACATTTTCCTGTTCCTAATTCATTGAAGAATAATACCGTGGTTGAAAAACTTGACGGAAGCACTTTGATTGTTAGCAAGTATAATGGTCAATATATTCTACGAACCCGTGGAACTGTTGACGCTTCTACTATGGCTAATGGTTTTGAGTTAGAATTGTTCAAGTCAACTATACTAAGTAAGTTACATGACAATAACGATACTTGGAATTATTCTATCATTTGGGAATGGCTGTCTCCTATCAATAAAATTGTCTTATCATACGGTGATAAACCTATGTGGAAGTTGATTGGTTTTATTAACCATACTGATTATTCACTTGCTACACAAGATATGTTGGATTTGATGGCAAAGAAATATGATTTGCTTCGTCCAGAAATCTATACTTTTACTGATATAACTGATATGTTACAGATTGTAGATAAGTGGCAGGATAGGGAAGGCGTATGCTTATATAGTAAGAATGGTCAAACTATTCATAAGATTAAAGCATCTAAATATCTCCTGTTACATCATCTAAAGTCTGAACTTAGTTCACTAGAAAAAATTATGGATGTGTGGTTGGAACAGAGTATGCCTGACTACAACACTTTTTATAACTATATCTTTACCACATTTGATTTTGAGTTAGCAGAGCAAATTAAAGGTACTATTAGCCGTATTATTGATGGTAAGAAGGAAGTCAACAAGATTGTGGAGGGTATGAATAGTTTTGTGAATAACAGACTTCGTTCATTGCCTACTCGTAAGGAACAAGCACAACTGGTTATTTCATCTTATGGTGAAACCAATAGAGCTTCATTTTTATTCAAGTTACTTGATGGTAAGTCATTGGGTAAGGAAGAATATAAGAAGTTGATGTTCCAAGTATTAAAGAACTAGCAGTAGAACCCATCATTAATTTGATGGGTTTTATTTTTTTTATATATTTATTCTATATGAACAAAAACGTAACTAACGAAACATTTAAAAAACATTTGGATCTTCTACACAAAAGCTTGAACGAAGACATTAGTGAAGTAACTACTGATGGTGGTTCACTACCTGAACTTGCTTTAAAAGGCGCTGAGGTAATTGATGTAATGACCTCAAGTGATGGCAAAGTTCATCTTCGAATAAAAGCTGCCAATTCAACTCAGTTATATGACGCTGTATTAGTTTAAAACTATATCAATTTAATAAGCAAACCCCACTATTAATTTAGTGGGGTTTTTTACTTTAATGTAACTAATTATGTATAAGAGTCTGATATTTAATATTATATGAATACACTGAAAAAGTTTTTTAAAGCGGTTTTTGGTAATAATGATAATAGCGAGTGTTATAATCTAATGTTATTGAAAGCTGTTTTAGATAGTAACAAACAACAAATTGAAAGGTTAAACGAAATTATGGCTGCAATTAATAATCTACAAGACGCATTGGCACGTTTGAGTGCTGCAACTGATAGTGCTGTAACAGTATTGAACACTCCACATCCAAGTGAAGAAGCAATTCAAGCTGCTGCTGACTTGGTAAATGCACAAGCTGCTCGTTTGGAAGCTGCTAGTGACAATGATCCAACAACCACTGCCTAATTCACATACTAGTTGAATAAGCAAAACCCCACTATTAATTTAGTGGGGTTTATTTTTTTAATGTTTCTTTGGTTTAGTTGGTCTATCACCATCTTTTGTTGGAGGAGGACCATCGTGTTTTGGACCTCTTGGACCGCCTGGAGGTGGACCAAAACTTCTCAATAGTTTACGATCAGCATCACTAACCTTGATACGTTCTTCTTTGTCCAACTTACCATCTTTATTCAGATCATATTTAGCAACAAGTTCACTACGTTGCTTCTTTTGTTCCTCAGTCAACTTGGGACGTTCAGGACGTAAATGTGGTGGAATTGGATCTGGACCACCTGTTTTTGGACCTTCTTGAGCATTTAGGGTAAATGCTGCGGCTAACACTAATAGATACTTATACATATATTTTCCTTTCGTTTAGTAACCACCATTGATTACATTCAATACATACTATACTACCTATATGAAATAAACAAGTTTTACTTCTCCTTTACAATTTTACCTTGACTTTATAAAAATCTGTGGTATCTTTTTATTATGAATAATACACTTTATATTACTGTTGGATTGCCTGGAAGTGGCAAATCCACTTATGCAAAAGAATTTATCAAAGGAAAAGAAATAGAATATCTTAGTAGTGATTCACTGCGTGCTGTATATGGCAAAAGTGAAGAAGATCAAACCGTAACACCACTTGTTTTCGGTCACATCAAAAGAAAGGTTGACGAATTTCTAAAAGATGGTAAAAATGTAATGGTTGATGCTACAAGCGTCAACCGTCGTGAACGAAGTGACTATATTAAGACTGCAAAGAAGTATGGTGCAAAGGTAGTTGCTATTGTATTCAAGATGGATCGTCAAGGTCTAATTGATAGAAACAAGAAACGTGGAGAACAAGGCGGCAGAGTTGTGCCTACAAATATTATTGATAGGATGCTATCAAAATATGAAGATCCATCCTTTAATGAAGGAATTGATGTTATAATAAATGTTTGATTTTCCATCCTTTATGTGATTTGTATACGCCACTAACAAGTCTAGTAATACAGTCTTTATCCAAATTGTATTTTGTTTTGAGTTCATATCTAGTACATATTTCAAATAAGTTGGAATCCATATTGTAGAACTTATATAAAGTATGATCATATAAAGGATGGTTTTTTCCACGAAGTTTATGATTGTTGTAGTTTGGATTTCCTTTTCCTGTATATTCAGTTTGTCTTTTTTTCTTATAATCATCTGTATGTTTTTTACCGGTCATTGGAGCAATCCATCCATTTTTATATCTATCCAACATTTTAGTTCTGATTTTTTGTTTTGAGTCTGTTGAATGTTGTGTTTTCATTCTAAAATTTGGATTCATACCTAAACTATGTGGGGAATTACAAAGAAGTTCAAATCCATAAAACTGAATCAATTCTGATTCAACTTTTAACGCATCTAATTCAGACATATTTTCTCTAACTTTAGTGTATATAATATTTTTGTTTGATTCAACTAAAGATTTGATAAAATCAAATAATTTTCTATTGGTTCTGTTTGGAAGTTTATTAGCTTTCACTCGCATTTCGTGATCATACATTCGTTTACCACATCCTTTACCCACATAAAATGTAACATTAGTATCCGGATGTTTAAGTTCATAAACATAATACTTATTTTTCTCGTTTATTTTTCCAGTATTTTTGCATTGATTTCTCATTGAGACGTTGTTTGTGTCGTTGATAATATCTTTTTGCACGATTTCGTTGTTGTTGAAGCAACTCTTCTTTGGTTCTGTTAAGTTTTTTTCTTCCCATAAATTATTTCGGTTGTTTGTTATTGACAATTCACTATTCATATGTTATAAATATAATGTCATAGAATAAAATGTCATAAAAAATTTAAAATTTATCTATATGTTTGAACGACCACTAAAACTAACACATAATGATAGTCACAAGGTATTCTTTACCAGTGACACTCATTTCCGACATAACCAAAGTTTCATATTTGAAGCTAGAGGTTATAAAGATCGTTATGAACACGATGATGCTTTGATTGCAAAGATTAATGAAGTAGTGCGTCCAGAAGATACACTAATTCATCTGGGTGATTTTTGTCTAAACATTACTCCTCCAGAATTTGATTCGATTCTTAGTAGAATTAATTGCAATAACATTGCTTATATTTGGGGCAATCATAACAGTTGTATTCGTAGAATCTATGAAGAAGCTGTTGTAACTGAATATGGTAAAGATATTGAAGTATATCCATATGCAGTTGGTAAGATAACTTATCTGGGTTATTACAAGGAACTAATTGTAAATGGACAAATGATTGTTATTCATCATTACCCACATCAAATCTGGAATCAAATGCAAAAGGGTGCTTGGCAGTTGAGTGGTCATAGCCACTATACCAATCCAACCACTCGTCTTGATAACCCAGACAATAAAATTCTGGATGTGGGTTGGGATGGTCATGGCAAGCCATTGTCTTTCCCAGAAATTCAAAAGATCATGATGAACAAGAATCACGTTAAGCAAGATAAACATCATTAAAACTACAAACCCAGACTGGGTTTTTTGTTGACTTCTTTTAAAGTCCGTGGTAACTTAGAGGAGTAATTGAAAGGGTATATATGACTGCCGAACGTAAATTAGCTAGTGTTGTAAAAATTATTGATATTCAACCTATTCCTAACGCTGATGCCATTGTGGTGGCTAAAGTAAAGGGGTGGAATGTAGTTGTGAAGCGTGACGAATTCAAGGTGGGTGACTTGGCTGTTTATTATGAAATTGACAGCTTCTTACCTATCCGACCTCAGTTTGAATTCTTGCGTAAGAGTAGTTTCAAACGTATGGGATCTAGTGATGGCTTTCGTTTGAAGACTATCCGACTAAGAAATACTGTATCGCAGGGATTGTTGACTCCAATTCCAGAGGGTATTCTCAATCCAAAGGAAGGCGATGATTTGACTGAAGCACTTGATATTGTCAAGTATGAACCTCCTATTCCCGCTCAGTTGGCTGGAAAGATCAAGGGTACATTTCCCAGCTTTATTCCAAAGACTGACGAAATTCGTATTCAGAACTTTGAAAGTGATGTTGGTTTTTCTCCAGTAGGTGAAAGAGTATACGTTACTGAAAAGTTAGATGGTACTAGTTTTACTTGTTACTTTAACAATGGTGTATTTGGTGTTTGTGGACGTAATTGGGAGTTGACTGAAACTGCTGATAACAGTCTATGGCGTATGGCTAATATGCTTGAGTTGAAGGATAAGTTGACTAAGCATGGCAAGAACATTGCTTTGCAGGGAGAACTTATTGGTTCAAATATCAATGGTAATTTGTATGGATTGAGTGACCACAAGTTGTATTTCTTTACTGGTTATGACATTGATAAGAGCCGCCGTATGTTCTTTGATGAACTGGAGTGGTTGTTGTTTAAGTTGGAAGTACCTATGGTACCTGTACTTGAAAAGTATGGATATACATTACCCACTGAAAACTTGGTGGACAATATGTTGAAATATGCTGAAGGTAAGAGTGTATTGAATATGGGTGTTGATCGTGAAGGTGTAGTTGTTCGTGGTCTTGAAAGGGAGTTTAGTTTCAAGGCTATTAGCAATACGTATCTTCTTGGAAGCAAGGAATAATCAAAAGGGAGGTAACCTCCCTTATTTTTATGAAAAAGTATAGTATTAAGACCAATGATTTGGGTATGTGTATGAGTGTACGTTGTGATTTTTATCAAACGTGTACGAATAATAGTGTAAATATGTTTTATAAAACCCAGCGTAAATTTGAACCTGTACTTGACGAAGGTGTATGTTTAAGTTATGATAGTGGAAAGAACACAACTGATTATCCGGATAATTGTTATCCAAATTTATTAAAGAAGATTTATGTCAACTGATCTTAAACCTGTAGAAGCACCACAAGCTGAATATGTAGTTCCAATTAAAACAAATAAACTGCCGTTGAATGTTTTTCTAAAGCATTTGACAACTGGCAGTGTACTTGAACATTTGATTGAGATTCTACCCAAGTGCAATGAAGATGGACCTTGGATTGCAGGCGGCGCTTTACATAGAACTTATCGTAAATTGTCATTGAGTGATAGTGATGTGGATGTATTCTTTAAGAACAAAGAACAATTGGATAAGTATTTGGTGGAATTGAATAGTAATGCTTTAAAGTCTGGTAAGTATACAACTAAATCATATATTGTATCTGAATGGCATCATACAGTTGTAGTATCTTATATGGATAAAGATTGGAAGATTCAGTGTGTGAGTTTCAAGTATTTTGATACAATTGAAGATTTATTTAGGTCATTTGATATCAATGTATGTTGTATTGCTTATGATGGTAACAATGTAGTTATTGAAGAAAATGTATTGAATCAGATTCAAAATAACAATTTGAAGTTCAATCCAAAGAGCATTAATTATCCAAGTGTTACGTTAAAACGATTGGTTAAGTATATCAAGATGGGTTATAATATTGAAGACTATGAACTTCGTCTGTTGACCAATGCTTTTTATAAGTCTAAAAAGAAGGCTATTGATGTACTTGATCAGGATTTACTTACAAAAAAGCATATACCCATCAACAATTATGAGGCTTTAAAATAATATTATTATGAATAAACATCAGTTAAATCAAAAATTTGAAATTTGGTGGGAAATGTTAAAAACTTTTCCGCCTGTTCCAATTGATAAATGTAAAGGTCTTACATTTGAGATTGTTAACCGTAATGATAAAGAGATGTTGAAGGTTAGACGTAAAAAAACAGTTTTTGTAAATGAATTTTCCACAAAGGAAGCTGTTAAAAAACGATATTCTACGTTGATTACTGGTTATTTAGAAAATGGAAAAAAGGCAACCGTTAAAGATTTAAATAACATATCTGTGTTTAGAACTGTTTATAATCAGTTTAACGATCATATGAAAAATACACAAACTGGTTCACTCTCCGATACGCTTATTATTAGTATGATTACCCATAAAGTCTTAAAATAAGCTGTTGACATTTGAAAAAAAGTGTGGTAGATTGGTTCTTGTAATGAGCGCCAATTCTACCACTTTGTTTATTGAGCAAATCAAAAATGGTCTTGACAAGCTTGAGACCAAATCCAAGCAATCCAGAATTGTCAATATTGACACTTTGGTTGCGTCTTTGACCAATATTGGTATCAACAGCATTCCTCAATTTGACAACGTAGACACATTTCTCAAAGAGGTGAATGATGTTAATAGTGATGCACATAAAATTGACAATGTGCTTGCGTCACCTGAGAACATCAAGCATCAGACTGGTCGTGGTGAGTTGTCTGTGTTTTTGATGATTGCCAATTCAAGAAAGAGCATCATCAAGCGTGGTGAGACTGGAGATGTTACGTTGGGTGATAAGTCTTATGAATTGAAGAAAGAAAGTGGCATCATTGATTTTGCTATCAAAACCCGTGGCAATGTTACTGACAAGTACAATGAGCTTGTTACAATTCGATCTTTTTGTGATAAAATTTTGAATACCTATTTTGTTGATAGTGATATTACCAAATATTTTAATCAATATTTTCGTAAAAAGGTCACTGAATTTTCAAGCTCTGATTTTGAATTGTTTGATACCTTGTTGACTATGATCAAAACTGATGAGAATTTTAAGAACAATGTGGCTGGTAGTATTTTGATTGATACTGTTAGTAATTTTTCAGCTTATGAATGGCGTAAGACTGTTGCGCAGATGATTATCAACAGTTATAGTGGTGGTGTTATTGTGTATCGTAAGAGCAAGAAGGGCAATCGTAAAGTAAAGCGAGTTGAAAGCAAGTATGAGTTTTTGAGTGCAAACAATGTTATTGTGCAAAATCTTACACTTGGTAACATTCAGTTGAAGATTATTAATTAAATTCCACTACAGTTTCTTTATCTGATTTGAGTTTGGGATATTCTATAATGGGATAATTCAAACTTTTAATCAGATTTTTCTTTTCTACTTTGCTTCCCAAAGGATAAATGTATCGTTCTTTAACTGATAATTCTTTGATCTTAAATGGTCTGGGTAACACTTCCACCAATTTATTATAGTTGAACGTGCCATATTTGTTGAATAGTGTACGTGAGTGTTGCCATTTAATACCACCATCAAAACTAACAATGTAACCACTAGTACCTTTGGGTCTTTCAATATCTTGATACAACCAATTGGTAGCTTGATATATGGTCCCAATGTGTCCAGCATCAGGATCAGCATAACTGATCAAACACTTTATTTCACTGTGATATTGTTTGATATATTTCAAACATTGACCAATAACCCAACTTTCAGTATTTTTACCCAATTCATCTGCTACCCACAATCGTTTCAATTCCCATAGATTGGAATGATTTAATAATGGAGATACACTTCTAGCCACATTTGCGCCAGCAGTGGGTCCAAATACAACTGCGCCAACCAGCGTAGGAACGTCAAAAAATACACTACGTTTGCTTTTGTCGTAAATTCCGATACACAACTCGGCTATGGTCCACTTGTGTGTATAATGATGTTTAACAATCAATTCTTTGGCAATCGAATTGTGTATTTTTTCAACATAAAGGTTTTCCATAAATATATTGTATCACAACTACCTCAAAATTTCAAAATATAAAAAATGTTGTTGACTTTTTATAACGTCGCTGGTAGTATGAGTTTAGTAATGAACAGCAAGATTCTGAAGCGTACCATTGACATTGCTAAGGCTATGTGTCCGCTCAACATTGAGCATAGGTGTAGTCATATAGCTTTTTTGATTCGATGTGGTAAAATTGTGCATATTGGTACAAACAGCTGTAAGAGTCATCCCAAGACACTTGAATATGATTATAAAAACCATCAGCTTGTTGGACTTCACGCTGAGTTGAGTGTGTGTATGAAGAGTGGTCGTGAGGATCTGAGTGATTTTAAAATGGTTGTACTTAGGGTGGATCGAACGGGCAAGTTGAACAACAGCAAGCCGTGCTGTGGTTGTCAAAGTGTGGTCAAGCAATTTAATGTGGGTGAAGTGTGGTATAGTGATGCTAAGGGTGAAATTGTAAAAAATTAAAAATGAATATTGAATTCAAATCTGAAGTATATAATATGGGTGAAATTTATCTTAAAGAATTAAAACGCTATAAGATGATCAACGATTATGTTTACAATCAAGTTAAAATAGGCGGATGTGGTGAACTAATTGAACGAATGATATTGGATTATTTGACCACCAAAAGTGAATATACCAATATCAAAAAGAGTCCAGCAAATAGTAAGTGGGATTTTGAATTGACAAATGACCCCACTGTTCGTGTAGACATTCGTCGTGTATCTCCAACAAACACAATTTATCTGGGACATACATCAGGCAATTTGAAAAAATTGATTTGGGAAGATAAAGCTGAAGTTCTTAACAATGGTGGGTATTTTTGCACCAAATTGTGTAGTGATAAAATGGTGTTGTTTTACATTTCAGCAAAAACTTTGCTCGATTATGTGTATGAACATCCTAATTTTGAGCTAAAAAACGAAGTACCTATAAAAATTCTCAACGAAAAGTTTTGGAAAACGCTCAATGTTCCGCTTGACTTTTAAAGAAACAGCTGATAAGATGATTTTGTTGTGAGTAACTGGTTCACGACTGATAATTTGAATCCAAAAAGCAATTACGCTGTCTGAGATAAAAATTATTAATTAGACAATTATGTCATAACCAAAAATTCCAGTATAAAAAAATAAAAAGTAATATGATTAATAACAATCAAAAGATGGTTAAGTCCACAACCGAAAACTGGGAACTTTCTAATGCAAAGAAGTTTCTCGATAGTGTGTTTATCGACGATAGTTTTCAAAGTCCCGCACGTTGGGACGGTGCAAAGTCACGCAGTTATCTCCACAATTTGTTTAAGGGAATTGCTCCAAGCAAGTTTATTTTTGCTGACGTTCCTGAATGTAGGAAGAGTGCAATGTTGGCAGAAGATATCAGTTATTACTCTGGTTGGCTTTCCAAGGGAGCTAACTATCTCAATTTGGATAGTAACAACCGTTTTACTACGTTTCGTTTGTTGTTTACAAATCAACTTGAATTGCGTGCTGGAACATATTCCGATGAACTGGACAATAAGTTTACCATCAAGCGTGACCAACGATGGGCGGATCTGAGTGAATCAGTTAAAGATTTTATTCTAACTCGTACCATCACAGTTCAAGTATATACAAATGCAACTCGTTCACAATTGAGTGATATTTTTATCGCTGTAAATAGTGGATGTGAATTAAACGCGGCTGAAAAGCGTAATGCTATTATTAGTCCAATTTCAAAGATTTGTCGTGAATTTGGCGAAAGATATTATCGGGATTTCACTACACGTAGCTGGATTCTTTCGATCTTTTCAGAACAAGATTATAACCGTCGTAAGATTGACTCGCAATTTGCTGGTATGGCATTCTTTCATAGTTTTGGATTCAAGAAGAATATTAGTGATGGTATTCTTCGCAGTGAATACGAAGATGGATCTGAGCTAAACAGCAAGTCTTCTCTTTTTAAAAATGATGTAGACAACTTCTTCAATACGTGGGTCGCTCCAAATGAAGATGTATTCAAGGACGGTATGAAGCTAAGTAAGCAAACTGTATTTGATTTGTTCGTGTTTTATCACCGTCATCGCAATCAGATCAAGGATGTAAAGACGTTTATGTATAAGTTTGTGGAAATCAACGCTCTTCTAAAGAAGAATCCAGAAGCTGATCATAAGGTTGGTGACAAAAAAATGACATATGCAGCATTGCTTCGTGGACGAGAAACACCAAAGTGTCAAAAGCGATATGAATTGCTTTCCAATGGTTTGGTCAAGTCAAAGGTAATGACAGACGAAAACGTAACCGCAGTTTATAAGTATAAAACAAAAATCAACACGGTTTCTGCTTAAACCACACCAAAGTCAAGGACGATGAAAATCTCCTTGACTTTTTTATTGCACCGTGGTAATCTTATATAAGATATGAAACTACCTATGTTATTCGCCCGTACCAATACGGGTGCTATTCAAACTTGGACCATCGAAGTTGATGGCAACAAGTATCGTACCCATTATGGTCAGCTTGATGGGGCTATTCAAATCACTGAATGGACACTTTGTGAAGGTAAAAATACTGGCAAGAAGAATGCTACTTCCAATGAAGATCAAGCCGTAAAAGAAGCCAAAGCCACTTGGAAGAAAAAGAAAGAAAGTGGTTACTTTGAAAAGATTAATGACATTGATGGTATTGGTTTTACTGAGCCAATGCTGGCTAAGAGTTACGATGATTATAAGGATGAATTGAAGTATCCTGTATATTCGCAGCCAAAAATGGACGGTTGCAGAGCCATTGTATCAAAAAAAGGAATTTTTAGCCGAAATGGTAAAGAATTTCATTCGGTGCCACACATTCTTAAATCGTTAGAACCTTTCTTTGAAAAATTCCCCAATGCAATTCTTGATGGTGAGTTGTATGCTGATAAGTTTGCCAATGACTTTAATGCTATTTGTAGTTTGGTAAAAAAGACCAAACCTACACCAGAAGATTTGACTGAGAGTGCAAAGAATATTCAATATTGGGTATATGACTGGATTGTACAGAAGACTTTTAGTGATCGTAATGCTGACATTACTACTTATCTTGTTAATAACAATGTGGTTCGTCGTGTTCCGACTCACCTTGTGGACACGATTACACATTTAAATGAGTTGTATGAAAAGTATGTTGACGAAGGGTACGAAGGTCAGATGGTTCGTACAGATGGACCATACGAAAACAAGCGCAGTAAATACCTACTCAAGCGCAAAGAATTTCAAGATAGTGAATTCAAAATTCTTGATATTGTTGAGGGGGTAGGTAACAAGAGTGGTATGGCTGGATATATGGTATTCAAGAACCACAAAGGTATTGAGTTTCATAGTAATATTAAAGGCACTCGGGAATATCTAAAAGAACTATTGAAGAATAAAAATAAGCTTATTGGAAAGAGTGCTACGGTGAAATATTTTAATCTTACACCTGGTGATGAAATTCCCCGTTTCCCTTATACTATTGCTATTGATCGTGAAAGTTATGAATAATAATAATAAAACTAAATCTGCTAAAGTTATATTGGACATTGAATGGGAAGCTGTTGATGATAGTGATCTACCAGCACTGTGGGATTGGAAACGCATCAAGATGCCTATGGATTTGACCAAGGTAAAGTATTTGGGTATTCATACATTAAACGGACCTGAGAACGTAAGCAATTGGATGGGAAATTAAATTATATGACTATTGTAAAAACATCAGAAATTATTGAATGGGTTAAAAACGCAGTGGAAAAAAAGATGATTAAGGAACTAAATATACCTAATGCTAAGGTATATCTTAGCTGTGATCGTCCAAATCCAGATGTAATTCTTGAAACCAAGAATGCTGATGGTGATCTGCAAATTGTAAGGTTTTTAATCATATGAATGATAATACATTGTATTATAGTTTGTGTTTTATTGGATTAATTTTAATTATCAGCGGATTTTTTATTCTTACTAAAGACAATGACAACCAATAAATTTTTCTTGACATTAGCGAGAACTATTGACCACCGTGTAGGTCATACAGATGAATGCAAGCCTGATGTGCCTGTATTGCCTGTAAATTATGCTCTTGCTAGTTTTTCCTTGAGGTTTATCATTGTTCTGGTAAACTTTATTACATGCGCTTTCATTATCGCAAACATTATACATCACTGGTAAAATTATGATCAGTAACCCAAGATATTATTTAAAAATCAATCTACCCCCAAACTTTAATGACCTTGATGCAGAAGTCATTAAAAAAGATTTAATGACTTATATGAACAGCAGAAATCAATGGGGAGCTTTATATGGACCCAAATCTTCCAAGAAGGGTATCACTATTGAAAAAGTAAGTTATAGAACCAATGAAGACTAACAAAGAAGTTATTAGTAGGTTACGACAATTCACAAGTTACAACTGTAATAATTTGCTTGATGCAAAACTCTGTGAAGACATTCGTTATCTATGTGATGAAGTGGAAAGATTTAGCCAAGAAATCGTTAAAGCTAACAATCATATGGATGAAGATCACATTACAATTCAACGTTATAAAAAGAAACTAAGCAAGTATGAATCGATTTAATAAAATTATAGTGGGGGGGCTAACAGCAATTCTTTTGACTGCTATGACAGTAGAACCACCCAAGCTTAAAGTATATCTTATCACATCATATAGAGGTAGTGATTTGACAATTGAGAAGGTATATCTTAAGAAAGAAAATGCTGAAAAATATCGTGATATGTACAAAGAGAGTCATAATTATTCAGTAGAAGAACGTGAGTTAACAGAATGAAGAATTTATTAATTATTGCATTGTTGTGTACTGGTTGTACCAGTGGTATGTATCTAAGATATAGTTATAATAAAGCACTAGAAAATCTACCTCCTTGTAGTAAAGTACACGCTATCAATAACAACTATATTACTTATAGTATGGTTGAAAATTCAACAAACAGTGTATATACTGTGTATACCAATTATTATAGAGCCTATTATAATTGTGATGGTAAAATCATTAACACTATTAAAAATTGATGAAAGAACAAGTTGATTCTATCATCAAAAAACATTGTTTGAAAATGCAAGAAATAGATAAGACCAAAAGTATTCCCATGACAGTAAAAGATTTGGATCATATTGTATACGATATGTACCGAGAACTATATGGATTACGTGATATACGTGCTAGTAATTATCATCTTAATAATTTTACCGCAGATGATAAAAAGGGTCATTGTTGTTAATTTATGAAAAAGAAACCAACTCCAGTGTGTCAGAAAGTGGAACTAGACAATTGTTTTGATTGTGGTGTAGTTGCTGGCAAACCACACAAACGTAATTGTGACATTGAAAGATGTAGTGAATGTGGTGGGCAGAAATATGGTTGTGATTGTGAAAACCACGATAAGCATTTTGCGAGATGGACTGGCTTTTGGCCTGGGGAGTTAGAAGGCAAAGCGTTGAATATGGATTTGAATACTTTTTATATGACAGGAATGCACAAAATATTCTTTGTCAAACCAAAAAAATAATTTTACTACTTTTTTACTACTTTTCTATTATACAATACTATTTATATGTATATGATAGAAAATAATTTTTTTATATGGGGCGAAAACAAAAATATATTACAGACGCAGATAAATTACAAGCAAGACGCGATAGACAAATGCGTTATTACAACCGAAATAAACAAAAAATTAAAAAAAGAAATCTTAAATACTACCACACAAAAAAACAGCGGGATTTACAAAATAATACATAAAGATAGTGGAAAATATTATATAGGCAGAACAAATAATTTTAAAAGAAGATGGTATCGTCATAAATATGAGTTGAATAAAAATAAACATGACAATCAACATCTTCAAAACGCTTGGAATAAATATGGAAAAGATACGTTTGATTTTTGTGTAGTTGAATATGTGGAAAACAATTTTATTAAATTAAAAGAAACTGAAGAAAAATATCTAAAAATAATTTACGAAGATAAGAAAAATTGGAATAATAAATATTATAACTTAAGTGAATTTTCAGGTGACCAATATCAACACAGTGAAGAAACAAAAAAGAAACTTTCGGAATCACATCTAGGGATAAAATTATCAGATCAAGCTAAACAAAAGTTATCAATTTTAAACAAAGGATGTGGAAATCCATTTTATGGTAAAAAACATTCTATTGAAACTAAAGAAAAAATAAGCAAAAAAATAAAAGGTAAAAATCACCCATTTTATGGAAAATCTAGATCTGAAGAAACAAAAAGAAAATTATCTGAAAAAAATAAAGGAAAAAAATTAAGCGACGAACATAAAATAAAATTGTCCAAAATTAACAAAGGTAGAATTCCTTGGAATTTAAATAAAAAACATTGTTATTCTCACACGGAAGAAACAAAAAAGAAAATTTCCGAATCAAATAAAGGAAAAGTTTTTACCGATGAACGAAAAGAAAAAATTTCTAAATCACGAAGTGGAAAAAATTATGGTTACGTGGGAGTAAATAATCCCAATAGCATTTTAATAAAATATTATTTTCATAATAAAGACAAAAATATATATAGAAATTGCACTCGGATTGAATTAATAAAAGAATTTAATTTAAATCCAAGTAATGTATCAGCTCTATTTAAAGGAACCCGAAATATTGTAAATGGGTGGATTCTTATAAAATAAAAAAATATGAATAAATTAATAAAAGAGGTAAACGAAATTATAGCAGTGCGTGTTCCACCTGGCGATAGATGGACTCTTGTGAATGATAACCGTAAAATCATTCATCCAAGTATCACTGAAGCGCTTGAATCTTATTTCAAAGAAACCAAGATCAAGTGTGAATACAGATTAGCCCCACTAGATAGCAAATTGTATGCTATTAAGACAATTGAAGAAGAAGTGGTACCACAACCACCCAAAGGCTTCAATATCTATGGTGATCCCGTTTAAACGGTTTCGTTAGTGGTGACTGGGGGGATATCAAAATTCCCACTCAATTGATTTGATTGTGGTTGCAATCTATTTGAAATTTCTTGGTTCAATACACGAAGATTATTTTGGCACAATTCAATTTTAGCCAATTCGTCGTATGCTAAACTTTTCAATTCAACCACAGTTAAGTCAGATATCTTTTTTTCCATAAAACTATTTTAATTTTGAGTTACTGGCGAAGCATCTTCTACGCCTTTTTGTTGACGGTTATATAATTCTTGATTTAAAACTCTTAAGTTGTTTTGTGCCAAATTCAATTTGACAATTTCATCATAAGATATTGCTTTTAATTCAACGAGGGTCAAATCAGCTAAATTTATTTGTTTGTTTTCTTCCATAACTTTACAATATATAGTTTTTATTTACACAACAGTACTTATTATAAATCAAATAGAACCAGTTGTTACCCAAGGTAAAGGTGGTTGTACTACAGGAGGATTTATCTGAGTGTATAAACTTGATACAGCTCCCTTTTCAATATTAGCTTTGCTTCCACTTCCCATACTATCAAATGTCCACCCAAGTACATCATCTTGAGTTAATTGATTGTATGGTATAAATGATGATCCACTGTGGTATTGTACACCTGTGGTACCATATAATCTACTGTTGTATGTAGATCCACTCAAACTGCCAGTGGATACAACAATTTGCCCCAAACAATCCCAGTGTACTGTGAATACAACGTCGGTATTTTGTTGATATGTAGGATAACAATCTAAATTTGTTACTTTCCAAGTTACGGTTGGTTGATTATTCATTTTAATTATTGTTTGTATCTACTATCAGTTTGTTTCCAATTGGGTACTTTGTTTTCCCAATAATCAATTCTTGTTTGTACTGTATTCCAATCTTCAGGTGCTCTTAGATATTCTATACTACCATCAATTTTAGTTACTGTTCCATTTTCATCTGTATTTTCATAAGATGGTGTGGGTATTACAACAGTAGGAAAAGCGCTGATATAAGGAAATGCTAAACGTACATTTAGTCCGTCGTCTTCCAATACAGTAACATCATTTCTGTTACCATATGCAGCAACAAATTCTCTACTCGCTTTGTCATGAATATTATGTATTATAAGTGTGTCTTTCATAATCTCTTTGTATAACTAATAAATAGTTTTTCTTCTAAAAATTCAATAAAGAATACTCTGGGTGTAATAAATTTTTGTATTTATAAACTCTAAAATCTATACTCAGTCTGGTTTTGTTAGTATTATTAAATTTATTACCGTGAAGTAAATTACAACCATCCCAGTGTACAAATTGTCCGTAATTGCAATTTATCGGAAAAAAATCGTGACTGTCTTCAACTGATTCAGTCCAAATTGTGTTTGTATCAAAAGCATTTGTAAATGGTAAAAAAATATTATCTATCTGCATATCACTATAAATAGTATTTCTTCTATACCATTTGTCTTTATGAAGTTTATACATATTTAATTTATTTTTATATACCAATCTACATACTGGTTTAGTTTGATATGCTATAACGTCATCGTACAAATTTCTAACATATTTTTTTATAAACTGTACATACATATCTAAAAACTGTTTACCCAAAATATACTCAGAATACAGTTTCTCTTTATCTTTGTTTTCCCCCAAATCATCTAAATTAGACACGTTCAAAACAGTTTGTAATTGCTCTTTAAAATTAAATTCAGTTATATCATATGAGTATAATTTCATATATCGGTCAAATAACCCATTCTATGTTCTGTCGATAAATCTATATTGTTATATATTATCTGTTTTATTTTATCTTCCACTTGATAATTTTCTGTTATAACTCCGTCATTAATTTTTACACCGACATAATTTGTATTTATTAAATAACTATCATTCTTTTTTATAAGATTAAATTTATTACCAATTGTATCCAATATAGTATTAGTGTTATGTTTTAAATCTTCATATCTTATAAAATGATATTTACTTACTAAATTAGGCATATCATCTAACAAATATTTACATTTAACGGATCGCATTTCAAATATGTTTTTGTAACGCTTATTATTATTTTTAATATTATAGTCATCTGATACATCAATTAATCCATTTTTATGGTTATAAACCGAATAAAATTCTGATAATAAAAACGTTTCAATATCTTTTGTACGTTCTTCACTTTGCATCAATTTAGAATTATAAAATGATACAAAATAATCAATTGGATTTCTAACAATACACAAGTATATCACATCTTGGTTATTCTTCAATTTATCTTCATATCCATTATATCCAAAAAAATGTTTCCATCCTCTTAACCAATCTAATTGTAAATTGAAGTTGTCAGTTATACAATGTTGTAAAAAATTAGTACCTGATCTGCGTTCGCCTAAAATGGTATATCTTGTCATAAATATCTACTATCAGTTTGTTTCCAATTGGGTACTTTATTTTCCCAATAGTCAATACGCTGTTGTACTTCATTCCAATCAGCTGGGGCTCTTAGATATTCTACGTCTCCTGGAACTATCGTTTCATTTCCAATAGAATCTAAATTTACAAATGCACCGCCTCCACCTTCATCTACAATAAAAGATTCCGTGTATGATGGTGTATTTATTATTACAGTTGGAAAAGCACTAATGTATGGATATTTTATCCGTACATTTAATCCGTCGTCTTCCAACACAGTAACGTCATTTCTGTTACCATATGCAGCAACAAATTCTCTACTCGCTTTGTCATGAACACTATATATTATAATTGTATCTCTCATATATGTACCTTTCTTGTAGTTATAGATCCAGCGCCACCAGATGCGCCTGGACCACCGCCAGGGCTTGCACCGCCAGCTCCACCACCATTTGCAACAACTGAACCTACATTGCTATATGTACCCCCGTAAATTATAATTATTCGACCACCGCCACTTCCACCTCCTCCACCACTTCCTTTAGAAATACGTACTCCATTTCCACCACTACTTCCATTTGAACTAATAGTGCCATTAATTGTAACATTTCCACGTACAATTAATATTAATAATCCCCCAACACCTAATGTACCGTTTCCACCAGTAACTGTAGTTCCTGCTCCTCCTCCCGCAGCGCCGTTGGGAGAAGCCCCTCCTGATCCACCTCTTTCAAAAACACCGTCTGTACCAGGCACATTACCACCACAACATCCACCGCCACCGCCACCACCACCGGCACCACCAGAAAATATAGTTCCTCTGCCTCCAGATGCTCCTGATCCAAAAGTACCATACTGCGGTTCTCCGGAACCACCACCACCGCC